GCGCCGGATCACCGACGTAGCCCCATTCACCAGCAAGGTGCGCAAATAGGGATCGCCCATCTTGGTGATCCGCCCCAGCCGGTCTTTGCCGCCGGTTGAGTTCTGTCGCGGCACGAGTCCCAGGAAGGCGGCGAAGTGGCGGCCGGACCGGAAGACCGAGGCGTCAGGGATGCTGGCAGCCAGAGCCGTGGCGGTCAGAACGCCAATACCGGGTATGGTTTGCAGCCGCTGACTGACTGGATTGTCCTGATGCCAGGCGCGCAGTTGCCGTTCGAGCGTCTTTATCTCTGCAGCCAGGGCCGCGAGTTGGTCTGCGAACCCGATCAGTGCAGTGCGCGCAACCTCCGGCAAATCGTGCTCGCCCTCTCGCAGCGCCTTGGCCAGTTGCATCACGTGATACGGGCCTTTCGGCGCGATGATCCCGAACTCGGCCAGGTGACTCCGGAATGCGTTCAGCAACATGGTGCGCTGGCGTGACAGCATCTTGCGCGTCCGGTGCAGGACCAAAACACCCTGCTGCTCGGGCGTCTTCACCGGAACGAAATGCATGTTCGGCCGCGTCACAGCTTCACAGATCGCCTCGGCATCGGCCATATCGTTCTTTTGCCGTTTCACATAGGGTTTAACGTAAGTGGGAGGGATCAGCCGGACATCATGACCGAGTTTACCGATCTCGCGTGCCCAATGATGGGACGTGCCGCAGGCCTCGATGCCGACCAAGCAGCGCGGAAGTTGCGACAAGAACTGAAGCACCTGATTTCGGCGCAGCCGTTTTCTCAGCACAGCCTGACCGGCTGCATCGACCCAATGCAATTGAAAAACCGACTTGGCGATATCGATCCCGAGTGTTGTAATCTCCATGTGGATGGCTCCCATTCCTTTGTTGGTCCTTTGACAGCACCAGCATGGCACATTGCGATGCCGTCGGGGGAGCCATCCACACCATCATGTGGGGGCCTCAGCGATGAGGGAACAGAAAGGCGAAGGCGATGCGCCGCCGCCAGGCGTTGGTGAGCGGTTCCTCGATCACGCCGAGCCGCTCGTAGGCGTGGAGAAAGGTCTCGGGACCGGTCAGGATCCCGACATGCTTGGCGATGGCGCGGGGCATCATGCGAAAGAGAACCAGCGCTCCGGGCTCGACCTCTGCGGGCGGAACCTCGATCATCATGGCACTCGCACCCTCGGCCAGCACCTCGCGCGGGCCGGTTTCGCCCCAGTCTCTGCTATAGGGCGGGATCGGGAACGGCTCAGGGCCCGCCACCTCGCGCCAGACACCCCGCGCCAATCCAAGGCAGTCGCAGCCGACGCCACGAAGGCTCGCCTGGTCGTGATAGGGCGTCCCGAGCCAGGACCGCGCGGCGGCGATGACGCGGTCGGGATCGGCAGCCGAGAGAACTCGCTTCACAACACACCCCCATCGTGGCCGCCGTCCTTCGTCGCGTAGCGCAGGATCGTGTCCTGACCGGGAATGTGCGGAAAGCCGCGGAAGTTGACAGTGTTGGCGAACTTGGCTCCGCAGGTCTCTATGCGCTTGTCGCAACCGGCGCGGATGGTGAGTGCATCGCTCTCGGCGATGCCCCGCACTGGCGCCTCGAGCAACGTCAGGATCGCCACGCCGTCCGTGACGTCGTGACCAAGAACCTCCGCCTTGCGCCCGGCATTCGCGCCGCTGGTCCATTCGACCGTCACGAAGGTGAACCATCCGACCTCGAAGCCTCCGAGTCCCGAGGCGGTGAACGCTCGATCACGCAGGAGACCGATCACGGCGCCCGTGCCCTTGTAGGCCGGGTCTTCCAGATCGACGCCGCAGCGCGCGTCACCGAGCGCCGCATCGCAGTTCGCCTGGAAGGTCCGTCCGACCGTCTGGCCGAGCACATGGGCAAGCGAGCGCACCTCGGCGACGAAGGCGAGCCGACCGCGCCGGATCTGGCCGATGGCACCGCGCCGCATCAGTACGCGCTGGCCGGTGTCGGCCCAGTTAATCCGCCAGACCTCGACTTCCGCATTGTCCCAGCGGCCGTCCAGGATGTCGGCCTCGGTGATCCGGTCCGAGGTAAGCACGCCTTCCGCGTCCTGCGCATCGACAGACAGGTCAGAGCCCGAGCGAATTTCCGAGGCCGTCAGCCCGCTCTCCGGCTCGAAGTCGGTCCCGTCGAAGCTGACCGTCCGGTCATGGTCGGTGAAGCCAAAAGCAACACCATCGGCGCGGGTGATGCGCCAGCACCAGGCCAGCGTCGTGGTGCCCTCGCCGAGATGGGCCTGCAGCGCGGGCGAGAGAGATTTCATCGGCAGGCCCCCGTCATGCGGTCATCGAGATCGGCGATCCAGTCCGCCCAGCCGGCCGGGATCGCGGCGACGGTATCGGCGGGCGGGCGTGCGAGCCGGGCTTCGGCATAAGAGGCGCAGCCCGCGTCACCAGTGCCCATCGTTGCGGCGCAGCCGGTCAACGGGACCGCCAACATCACGACCGTCGCGAACCGCCGAACGCCCACGTTCGACCTTCTTGATCGTCTCTTGCATCCCATCTCGTTCCACCTCACGTTTGCCTGCGCGTTTCCCCTCGACACGGCCCCAAATTCGACCGAGAACCACGCCCGCGACCGCACCGAGAGCCGTCACCAGCCAGATCAGAAGATCAGCCACCACCCTGAAAACCCCGCTCGATCCGGTCGCGCAGGCCGATCAGGCCGAGACCGAGAAACATCAGCCCCGCCGGTGACGCGTCGCCGCTGCCGGCCAACAGCGCAACAAGCCTCGCGAGTTCTGTGAATGGACCGGTGCCAGGCAGCGCGATGGAGGCAATGCCCGTGACAATGGCGAGAACCCCCGCCCACCAGGTGAGCGAGGTTGGTCGAAAATAGCGCATGGGTTTCAGGTCCTCCTGATCAGGGTGGAGAAGAAAGCGACCAACCGGGCAAGCCAGCCGGTCGGGCCATCGCTCCTGGAGTGGTCGCGCTGCCCGGCGGGGCGCAGAAGCCCCAGCGCCTGTGTTTCGGTCAGCCGTCGGATCGGCCGGGAGAAGTCGACCCGTCCATTGCGATCCACTGCCCAGACCGGGATGGTTCCACCGGGATACCAGCCATGCTGGAACAGGTCGCGCTCGGCCTCGCGGCGCGGGATGATTGCGGTTGGACGCCGCCAGTTCATGAAGGCCTCAGCAGCAGCCTCACGATCACCTGAGTTCAAGTAGCGGGTAAGCGCGGCTCTGGCGATGCCGCCGGAATTGTAGTGAAAGCTGACCAGCGCATCGAACTCATGAGGGGCCAGATGCACCTTCACGGCCGCCAACACCTCGCCTTCATAGCGCGCGAGATCGGCGCGGAAGAGTTCGAACGCCCTGCCGATTCCGGCATCGAGATCGGCGGGCATGCCGCGTGGCATCTCGGTGGGATTGGGCGACCCGGCCGCGGCTGTGTGGCCGATGCCGAAGGTCCAGATCCGTTTCGCATCGAGATAGGGAGCCGGCACGATACCCTCGTGCCGGGCCAGGGCCAGAAGCCCCTTGTCGGTCATGTGCATGGGTTCACCCGATCAGTGAGAGAAGAAGTATGAGCGCAGCAATGGCCAGCCCGACACGCAGGCGATGCGCGAAATCTGGCCCCGGATGCGACAGGTCGCGGCGCAGCGTTCGGGCAAGACGAATGAGTTCAGTCATCGCTGGCCTCGCCCTTTCCGGCACGCAGTCGGGCCAGAACCACCTCGATGAAGGCGGGCCCAAAGACGCCCACGAGATAGGCGGCGGAGCCTGCCGCGCCCCCGGCGGGGATCGCCTCCGCGGGCAATGCCAGCCAGCTTGCAACCAGCGCCATCGACAGGCTTCCCATGCCGGCGGCGATCAGACCGCCGAGCAGGATGTGGCGCAGCGCGTCGCGTAACCGCATCCTGGTGGTCAAGGCGTTAGTCGCCCCGCCGAGCGCACCCCAGAGCGCGAGAATGATCGCAGTCGAAGCGGCGAGATCGCGCAGCACCGCGGCCAGAAAGCCGGTTTCTTCGTTCATCGCCGGATCTCCAATAGCGGGATGGACGTGATCGAGCCGAGCCGCTCGAAATCGAGGGTCACGTCGAGCGCGTCACTGTCGAAACGGACGGGTACATCGAATTCGAAGCCCGCAGTGATGGCGACACCGGTCGCGGCCGCCGCGTCGAAGGTGACGAGGCCTGTGGTCGTATCGACCGACCAGCCGCTTGATTGCTCGGCGCCATCGAGCGCGACACGGACGCTGTCGGCGACCGGCTTGGTGATGCTTCGGATCCACGTCTGGCCGCCAGAGGCGTAACCTTTCACCAGTTGAAAGACAGACGTCGCCCCATCACCAGTTCCGATCTGCTGGTCGGCCGGGTCCGGTGCCTGCGACGGCAGGCAGGACTTGTGGTCGGCCCAGTCCTTGAAACGGAAGCCGTATAGCCGACCGTTACGGGCTTCGAAGAAGGCAACGACAGCCGCCAGGTCGTCGGCACGACGAATGCCGTAGGCAACATCATAGTGTCGCCGCGAGTTCGCCCAGCTGGCGTTACGCTCCTCGTCGCCCGAAGCGAGTTCGACGACCTGTGTGCGCCGTTCGGGCCCGCCACGCGCGCCACGGCTTATGTTGTCCGGAAACCGGACCTCGTGAAACGCCATCAGAGCCCCCTGCGGCCGAGTGAAACGGCGCGGGCGATGTCGGCCGCGACCTGCGTGCGGGATTGCCGGAAACTCTCGGCGTCACGGGCATGGATATGCACGGTGACACCTCCTCCGGCGCCGTAGGCTTGTGCTTCCCGGCGAGAAAGCACCCGTTCGCCTCGCTGCAGGATCGCGGGAACTTCTTCATGTCGAAGGCCGACCGGACCACCGGCATGCATACGAGGCGCCGCAGCGAAGGCCATTGCAGGAACCATGCGCGTCGGTGCCGGCCCGCCGACCACACCGCCAGCATGCAGGATGTCGGCAAACAACCCGCCGGCGTCGCCCAGGATGCCGCCGAGAGCATTGGCGATGGGCCCGAGGATGAAACGACGCGCCGCGAGCCGGGCCAGATCGGCAATGAGCGAGGTGACCAGGTCGCGGAAATCCAGCTTGCCGGTCTTTACGAACTCGGCCACGGCATCCTCGGCGCTGCGAAACGCACTCACGAGGCTCTGGCCGATATCGGCACCGATGTCGCGGGCCTTGCTGGCATAGTCGGCCAGCGTCGCGGTGACGGCCATCCAGCCGGTCGCCGCCTGTTCCGCGCCTTCCGCATTGGACGCCCCGGCAGCACGCCCCGCCTGACCCGCTGTATCCAGGGCGTCCGAAACCCTATCCGCGGCGGCGGCGGCATCGTCCAGCACATCTTCGCCCTCTGCGCCGATTGCGCGCATCGCGGCCCGGAGCGCGTCGACTGCCTCCCGCACCCCATCGAAGGCATGCGCCCTGGTGTCGGCCGCGCGCGCCCGCAGCGCGTCGGCCTGGTGGCCGGCATTGCTCGCGGCATGATCGAAATAGGAGGCGTAGCTTTGCGCGCCGAACCAGTCGATCCGGGTGTCCGCGCCGATCCGGTCGGACACCGCGTTGTAGGTCGGGCCGATCTGGCCGAGGAAATCGGCCCATTTCGAGGAGAGGAACGCCATGAGGCGGAGCCAGATTGCTTCGAAATCCGCTCGCATGGCCCGGAAGTCGTCAACAAAGGAACCGACGGTCGTCTTGATCCCGTCCCAGACCGCCCGGGCCACATTGCCCATCAGTTCCAGCGCTTCGCCGAAGCCACCGGTGCCGCGCACCAGCCTCGTGAACTGGTAGATGAGCTCGCCGGCGCCGACGATCAGCGCGCCGATGCCGGTGCGAATGAGCGCGCCACGCAGAACGACGAGGGCCGTGGCCAGGCCACGCACGGAGAGCGCGGCGGCCGCCATTCCGGAGACCCAACGGCCTGCGAGGAATGCTGCGAATGTCGCGGCATAGGTTGTCAGGCGGCCAATGTTGTCGAAGAGCCCAGCGATGGCCTGGCCGAACGGACCGGTTCGACTGGCGAGTGCAGCCATGGCCTCGGCCACCGCTACCAGCGCCGGGGCCGCCGCGACCGCCAGCTGGTTCGAGAGCCCGCGCCAGATCAGCCCGAGCCGGGAGATCGCGTCATTCGTCCGTTCTATCTGGTCGGCATCCTGTTCGGAGACGACGACCCCGAAGGCCCGCACTTCCTCGGTCGCCTGGCGCAGCGTCGCGGTGTCGATCCGACTCATGGCGATCGAGCCTTCTTCTCCGAAGAGCTGCCCCGCGACGGCCGCGCGCTCGGCTGAGGGGATAAAGTCCTCTATGGCCGCGTTGATTGCACCGACACGCTCGTCGAGCGGCAGGGCCAGTAGATCTGAGGCAGAGAGCCCAAGCCGTTCCAGCGCCTGTGCCGCAGGACCGCCGCCGGCTGCGGCTTGGCTCAGCCGCCGGGTCAGATCCTTCGTCGCCTGCTCGATCCCGGACATTGACACACCGGCCAGTTCTCCCGCGCGTTCCAGCGTCTGAATCGAGGCGACCGTGGTGCCGAGCGACTGCGCAAGCTTGGCCTGCGCGTCGACCGTCTGCAGACCGGAGCGCACCATGGCGACACCTGCGGCCATTGCCGCAGCCACCGCGGCAGCGGCGGCGACCCGGACCCGGCGCGCGAACCCCGCCAGCCGGGCGTTGGCCGCCTCCATCTCACGGCTGAGGCGCCCGAAGCCACGGGCGCCTGCTTCGCCGACACCTTCAAGCTCGGTGCGCACCTGTCGCCCGCCGACCGCTGCGAGGCGGACGGAGACTCGCTTTTCAGCCATCGGGACGTTCCATCTGTTCGTTGAGTTTGGCCACCATCACCGCTTCGATGACGGGCAGTAGTTCGGCCGTGGCGAGCGGTGGCACGCTGAGGGCGTCACCGAGCGCGAGAGCGGCGGACAGATCCCAGCCGACGACTGCGCCCGGCAGAACCCGGAGTTGTCCGCCGATGCGGCCGACGAGGTCCCAGACCTGCCAGCCCTCATGCGTCAGCGGCCGGTTCAGCCGCGCCGGGCAATCTTCGCACGCTATCGTGCAGGCGTCACAGTATCGCTCGCCCCCACCGAAGGACCATTCGGCGAGAGCGCGGAGACGTTTTTTTCCTGTTCCAGCAACAGGCCCTTCGAGACGTAGGCGAGCTGGAAGGCCTCGAAGATCGGCCAGACATCCAAGAGCGCGTCGATGGCCTCCGGGCTCGGGCCGATGGGATTGCCGTCAGCGTCGCCCACGCCCTCCCAGGCAAGCACCGCCCGCCGCGCCAGCGCCTTGGCGAAGGCCACGGCACGTTCCTCGTCGGAAGACTCGTCCGGCACCGCCTCCACGGCTGGATCGCTTCTGGTCGCGACCATCAACGCGGTGGTCAGAGGGCGCAGTTGCACCCGCACACCCGGCACGAGATCGTGCCAGCGCGGCTTATTTGTCAGATCGAGCGTCAGCATCAATACGTCTCCACATCGTTCACGAGGGTTGCGGTGCACATGCGGCCAACGATGCTGTCGCGCGCGGCCTGCCAGTCGAACGTCGCCTGCACGCCCTGAGGTCCGGAAATCTCGACGCGGGGACGCGGCAGGTAGACGGCGTGCACGGTGAAGGTAAAGCTATCGCCAGACGGCAGCGTGTAGCCGAACTCAAGCTCGCAAGGATCCCCGTTGATTGCCTGTGTCACCAGCGTGCTGTCGGCGAAGCGGACCTCGATGGAGCCAGTCAGCGCGGCGATGGACGGGTCTGCCCCATCGATCCGTCCATCGCTCCGGATGGTCTCGATCCGGTCGAGATTGTTGGCGTAGGTAATGTCGGCCGAGACCACGTAGCCGAGAACCGAGCCGTTCCGAGTAATCGAGCCGTTAAAATGGCCGAAGCGCTTCAGTTCCAGCGCGGCGGGTGTGCCAGCGTTGGTCGCCGTCCCCACCGTCTCGCCCTGCGCTACCAGCCGCGCCGTCGCGGTCAGCAGCCCCGAGCGCTGCATTTGCCAGGTGATCTGGTCGAGCACGCAGCCCGAGTACATCGCATAGCGCGGCACCTCGGGCATGCCGGTCTCGATGGAGAGGCTCGGCAACGTCCAGGCGCCCGATTGGAACTCGTGGGTCCAAGGGCCGGTGCCGGTGGTCGCCGACGCGCCGAACGCGGCCTTCAGCCAGAAGCCAAACGCCTCGGCATCGATCGGCACGACGACATCGCCATCGGCCGTCACCGCATCCTTGATCGGCGCCAGCGGATCGCGGCCGTAACCCAGCAGCTCCGAGTTCAACAGCGGCTGCTCGGCGCCGAGCGTGGTGCTGGCAAACGGCATCTTCGTGAAGCCGCTCGCGGGCGGCGTGCCATAGACGGTCTCGAACGCAAGCGCCATCTGCGCCCGCGCCCCCTGGGCTCGTGCCATGTTGGTCTCCTCGTTGTGTCGGATTCAGCCGAGCGGATCGGCCGTGGTGTAGTGCAGAACGACCGGGATCACGGCCGCCTTCAGGCTGGCCGCGCCCTCTACGGCCAAGTCCACCGGCCGCGGCGCTTCCGCCTCGACCCAGTCGCAGAGCCCGCCCAGCGTGCGTTCGGAGGTGAGAGCCGCGCCGATGCTGGCGCAAAGCGCGTCGAAGGCGCCGTCACGGTCGGCGACCTGCACGACCGCCTCGATCTCGGCCCGGTGCTGGTAGTGGTAGGCCAGCGGCGAGAGCGTCATTTCCGGCTCCCCCGGCTCGCCATCGCGCAGGATCAGCAGGCCCTCGGCCGGCACACGCTCGGGCAGCACCTCGCCGCGCAGGGCGGTGGCGGACAGCGCCGAAAGCCGCGCGTGCAGCGCGGCGAGGATGGTTTCGCGTAGGGTGGGCATGTACTCTTGTCTTGCGTTGAGGCTTTGTCGCCGTGTATTCGCCGGGAGCTTGGAAAACCGCTCGCCCGGCACAATCGGTAACAAGGCATTTCTTGCATTTTTGTATTACCTGTAATACACAATGCACCATAACGGATCACAGGTGATACGATATGCCGGCCCCAACGCTGAATGCCACGCCCGCCGTGAAGCGAGAATTGAGAACTCTGGGTACGCGCCTCAAAGAAGCGCGCGTGCTCAGACGCATGCCGATGAAGCTCGTCGCGGAACGTGCCGGGACCACCCGCAGTACTCTCTATCGCATCGAGCGTGGCGATCCCAATGTGCGGATCGGTTCCTACATGCTGGTGCTTCAGGCGCTGGGCCTTCTCAAGGGCTTCGGCGACGTTGAGGATGAGTTGGGCGACCAGCTCAGTACGGAACAACTTCCGAAACGGGTCCACCGCCCATGAGTGATATCGAGGTCTTTCTGGATGCCTATGGCGACCTGCGCCGCGTCGGCCTGCTTCGGCGGTATGCGGGCGCGCGACGGGAACGCGTGACCTATGAACACGATCCAGATTGGCTGGCCATACCGGAAGCCTTTCAATTCGACCCGACCCTTCCTCTCATACGGGGGGCCATCTCCACCCGAGGAAACAAGGAGATGTTCGGAACGCTGGGTGACAGTGCTCCGGACACTTGGGGGCGCGAACTCATGCGCCGGGCTGAACGCCGCGCAGCCGAGCGCGAGCGGCGACCAGTCAGAACCCTGCACGAATCCGACTACCTGCTTGGTGTCTCCGACCAGACCAGGTTGGGCGCTCTTCGGTTCCGTCACATGGGCGACGAGGAATTCCAGGCACCACAAACGCGTGGTGTACCGACGACGGTTGCACTTGGCGACCTCCTGCTCGCATCGCAACGAATCCTGCGTGGAGAGGAAACCGATGAGGACCTCCTTCTCATCTTCGCACCGGGATCTTCACTGGGCGGTGCGCGCCCCAAGGCGTCAGTCTACGACCAACACGGACATCTCTCGATCGCGAAGTTTCCCAAGGAAACAGACCGCTATTCCATCTCGCGCTGGGAAGCCATCGCTCTCGACATGGCCCGCGACTGCGGCATCACAACGATCGAACACGATCTCGCGCCCAGCCCGCACGGCCCGATCTTCATCACCCGCCGTTTCGACCGCACCGGCCACGAGCGGATTCCGTTCATCAGCGCCATGGCGATGACCGAACATGAAGATGGCGACGATGATGGCAGCTATCTGGAAATCGTCGATGCGATCACCGATCACGGGGCCGATCCGGTTCGCGACCGGGCGGAGCTGTTTCGCCGGATCGCGTACAGCATTCTGATAAGCAATACCGACGACCATCTGCGAAACCACGGATTCCTGTGGACCGGGCGACGCGGATGGAAACTCAGCCCCTGCTATGACCTGAACCCGGTTGCGGACGCGCCACGCATCCTGAAAACACGAATTGACTTTGATGACGCGACCGCATCGCTTCAGCTATTGCGGGACGTGGCCGAGTATTTCCTGCGCCCCACTGAAGGAGATCAGATCATCAGAGAGTGCGCCGCCGTGGCACGGACCTGGCGCACATATGCCGGGCGCAGACATGCGCCCGTTGCCGAAATCGACCGGATGGCTCCAGCGTTTGAACACGAGGATCTGGAATTCGCGCTGGCGCTTTGACCGATTGGCTCATTCTGAGCCGCCAAACTCAGATGTTGCCCGACATTTGACTTGCAAGAACGGCAACCGTATTGGCTGAACTCCGAAGCTGTCAAGGCGACCACGTTTTGATGAAACCAAAGCGGAGTTGGAGTTTCTCATGCCGCGCGAGTTCAAAGATCCTGCCCAGGTTTTGACCGTTGCAACCGGGGAAAGGAGCCCCGAAATCTGGGAGGTATCGGCGCTACCACTTGAAGACTTCCACGCATTCAAAGCCGCAGTGGAGAGCATCGGCCAACCCGTGGCAGGGTTGGCACGCGCCGCAAAAACGTCGAAAGGCGTGCTTGGGGAAGCGGATTAATCGAGAGCACGGACGCCCCCTAAGAGGTCACTCCAATCTGTTGGGCACTTTCAGTGCTTGGGCGCATTATCTGCGCCGCGCTGGATTCATCTGACCGGCACAATCACAATCTCACCTCGACCCAGTTCGCCACGATCAGCCCCGGCACGCTGTCGAGTGCCCGCTCAGCGTCTCGATCCAGGTCGAGCCGCTTGGGCAGCTTCACCTGCGGGACCAGCAGGAAGATCGGGGCGGTGACCTGGTTGCGGCCGGTCTTCGAGCGTGAGGCCACGGCCTGGCCGCGTTTGTTGATCCTTGCGCGGTCAGCAACCAGCAGACTGGGTCCACGGCGGCGATAAACGAAGCGCAGGCGCAGGCCACGGCGGCGTTCCCATTCGCCGGGAGTGATCTTGCCGCCGCGTAGGCCACGCCCGGCGGCTTCGGTCGGGATCGCAAGCCAGAAGCCGTCCTTCGAACGGATCAGCGGGCCGGTGTCGTGGGCGCCGACGATGACAGGAGCTTTGGACCAGACGAGCGCCGCTGCGTTCAGGCTCTCGCCTACCTTCGGGTAGGTGGCGAGCCGGATCGAGTTCGCGAGCCGGCGTCCGAACCCGGCGCCGGTGATCTGGCCGCGCCAGGCGGTCTTGAGCCCGGTGCCGGCCTCACGCATGGCGGCGGTCACGGCTTTCTCTCCGGCCTTCACCTCAACCGCCATGGCGGCGACGAGATCGGGCGTGATGTCGAGCTTCAGCTTCATGTTGGTCGCAAATCCACGGTCCAGATCAACCGTTCGCGGTCACGAACGGGCTCTCCCTCGATGAGGAAGGCCTCCCCCTCGATCTCGATCCGGTCTCCCGGACGCGGGCTCGGCACCTCGGCAATGCGCAGATCCAGTCGGGTGGTTTCCGACCAGAGCCGCGCCTCACCGAAGCCCGTCACGTCGTCGGGCCGCCGCAGGATGGCGCGGACCAGTGATGGCGCGCCGCCGTCGGCGGTGTAAACGACGTCGCGCGCGAGATGTGCGTCTGTGAAGAGTGCATCCAGAGCTGCGGCGAAGGCGGTCATCAGGTCCGCCGCGCCGAGCGCAACACCTGCGGGCGGGTGCAGATCGGCAGCGGGTTGCTTTCGATCTCGAGCCGCACCCATTCATCGCGATCCTGGTCCGGGATTGTGCGGGCGTAGAGCGGCAGGCCGAGCGTGTTGACGGTCTCGAAGGTGTCGGCCGGTGCGTGGTAGATTTCGAAGAGCCCCTCGACGCCTTCGGGGTAGAAATACGCCTTGTCGGTCGGCACGCCGAAGGCGGAACTGCCCCGGTAGCGGCGGAAAGTGATGCCGCCAAAGCTGACCTCGTCGGCGACACGGCCGCGCAGATCGGCCGCCGCAGCGGTGTTGAGATAGGTTTCGCGCACTTCCTTGTGGGCCACGAGATCGGCGAAGAAGGCAGAGCCACACTCGGCCCGGACCTGAACGGCGCCTGCGGCAAGTCCGCCGAGGCTATCCTCGACACTCTCGATCAGCGCTTGACAGCGTTTGCGCAGCGCCCCGGATCCGGGTGAGGAATTGTCGAGGTCGAAGTCGATCTCGGCTGCCGGCGTGATGCCGAACTCGGCGGCGTAGTCGATCACCGTGGCACCGTCCTTGGGGTCCTTCACGATACCCTGGATGCCGTTCAGGAAGTGGTACTCGAATGTGGCCTCTGCGTCCTGGCACAGTCGCCGAAGCCGGTGAGCCACCTCGGTCTGCACCTGTTGGGTGGCGGTTTCCGAACCGAAGTCGCGCACCGACTGGATCTCGGAAGCACAGAGAACGTCCTGCTTCTTGAACTGGCGACAGACGAAGGCGCGCATGTCACGCCGCTCCGGGACCTGCTGCTCATACGCCGAGCCGCGTTCGGAGAACGGGATCAGCGACAGCGTGCCGTCGCGGCTCTCGATCACCACGGTGCGGGAGCGCACGCCGCGGGGCGAGAAGAGGTTCGAGCTGGAGAGAAGCGCCGGTTTGAACGGGATGTTCTCCAGCGCGCGGGTGAGTTCGATGACCGAGAAGGCATCGGTCTCGAAGATGTCCATGGTGGCCATCGTGTTTCCTTTCGAGATTGAGGTGGATCAGCGGAGGAGAATGTCGGCCGCCAGCAGCGCCGCATGGGCAGCGTCGATTTCGGGCTGGGTCGGGGTGCCGGTGAAGACGAGGTCGTGGCGGTTGACGATGGCGGGGCCACGAATGAGCGCGACCGCTTCGACATCGCCACCGGTGGCATCGATCTTGCCCCAGAGCACGGCGACGGCTGTCTCGGTGCCGTCAAGGGCAGCGGGATCGTGGGCGGCGTATTTGCCGGAAGCGGTGATCTTGCCGAGCACGGTGCCCGGGGCAAGATCGCCGGCGGCGATGGTCACCACCTCGCGGGTGTAGTCGCGGAAGGCCTCCCAAACGAGAAAGCCTCCGGGATGGGTCGTCTCAGAGAGTGTGGGCATGTGTCACTGTCCTTTGCGCTTGAAGGTGCGGGCGATGACATCGCCCCATGGCTTGGCAGCCGGGCCCGGGCCGGGCTGCGGATGGTTGGCGGAAATGTCGGGATCGGATTTGGCACGCGCTTCGATCAGCGCCGCACGGACAGCGTCGAGGCTCGCCTCGTTCTCGAGGAAACCGGCCGCCATCTGAGGCTGGCCCGCGAGACGGCAGAGGTCGACGACGGCTTTGGCGTGCGCCATGGTCTCGGCACGGATCGCTTCCGGATCCGGTGCATCGGGTGGAGATGGCGGTTCGTCGACTGTCGCATCCGCGGCGGGCTCGAGCTCTTCGAGCGCCACCGTTTCGTACTGCACCGCCTCGACCAGGTTCGGCGGCGCATTGCGGAAGGAGGCAATGTCGAAGCGCGCCGCGATGCGCACCGGCTCGGCGATCCGGTCGGCAAAGCCCGCTTCCACTGCCTCCGCGGCATCGAACCAGGTCTCGGCCGCCATCAGCTTGGCGATCTCATCGTCGGGTTTGCCGGACTTGGCGGCGTAGCCCTTGATCAGGCTGCCGGCGATCTTGTCGAGCGCCTCGGCCATGTCACGCATGTCGCCTGCCGTGCCCATCACCAGCCCCGAAGGATCGTGGATCATCAGGAAGGCGTTCTCGGGCATGACGATTTCATCGCCTGCCATCGCCACATAGGAGGCGGCCGAGGCCGCGATGCCGTCGATGGTCACGGTAACGGCGCCGTCATGGCGCTTCAGGGCGTTATAAATCGCCACCGCATCGAAGACCGAGCCGCCGGGGCTGTTGAGACGCAATTCGAGGTTTGTGCCTGCCACCAGCGCGCCGATTTCGGCGATGAACGCCTTGGCGCTGACACCATAGGCGCCGATTTCGTCATAAATCGAGAGCTCCGCGCCCGCGTCGCGAGCCCGGATCGAATACCAGCTGTTCATGGGATTACTCCTGTTCGAAAATGTCGCCGTCCTGATCGGGCGGTCGGTCCGGCGTGGTGCGCGCGCCTTGCGTCTCGCCGGGGCTGGCGCGGTAGGTCAGACCAAGCCCCTCGGCCCGGTCCCGGTCTGCAGCGTTTTCTCGGTCGATTTCCTCGATGTCGTAGCCGGTGGCCTCGACCGCCTTGCGGCGCGACAAGAGCCCGGCCTCGATCGCCAGCAGTTGCGCCTGGATGTCCTTGAGCGGATCGACCCAGTCCCAGCGCGGCGGGATCCACTGCACCGGCAATGCGGTGTCGAGGTTCTCCAGGTCGAGCGCACCGGAAAGCACCGCATCCTCCAGCCAGCGCCGCCAGATCGGTCGGCAAAGCTGATGGGCGATCACGCCATGCTGCAGCTAGCCTATGCGGCGACGAAACTCGACAAGCTCGGCGCGCATGCTGGAATAGTTCGCCTGTCGGACATCGCCGGTGACCAGGTGATAGGGCAGCCCGACTGAGGCCGCGATGGACAGAAGCGTCCGGTACTGGAATGCCTCGTAGCCACCACCGACATCGGCGGGCGCGGAGAACTTCACATCCTCCCCCGGCAGAAGCACCTGCAGCGTGCCGGGTTCGAGACTGGCGACCCCGGTGCCGTCCTCGGCATCCTCGAGCTCGCCGATCAGCTGCTCTTCGGGCGCGGTCTTGGTAATGAACCCCGCGAACATCGCCGCGGTCTTCTTCCGGTCGAGCTCGGCGTCGTCGTACTGATCGAGCAGGAAGAGCCGCACCATCGCGGGCGCCACATGCGGCAATCCCCGGATCTGACCTGCGTCGATTGGCCGGAAGACATGCAGCACGTCCTCGGCCGACACACGCACCGTTTCCGGAATGACCTCCCCCTGATCCGTGCTGTCGCCGGGATGGCGGCGGCGGAAATGGTAGGCCACCCGCTGGCCAATCCTGTCGAACTCGATCCCGCATCGGATGCGATGGTAGGCCACCCGCTGGCCAATCCTGTCGAACTCGATCCCGCATCGGATGCGGTTGCCGTTCGCCGCAGTCTCGGTCTTCTCGAAGGGCAGCATTTCCGATTGCAGGAGTTGCACCTGCAGCGGAACCCGGAGCCCATCTTCCGGGCGCCGAGGCCGCAGTCGGACAAAGCACTCGCCCGCGACAAACATCTCGCGGGCGACCATGGCCTGCAGGCCGTAGAAGTCGGTCAGGCCGTCGGCGTCCGCCTCGTCGGTCCAGGCCAGCCAGAGCCGCTGAAGCCTATCGCGCAAGTCCGCGTCCTCGACGAGTGATGAGGGCTTAATTCCGTCACCAACAAGATTGGCCGCGAAGGCTTCGCAGGAGTTGGCAGCATAGCCATTGGTGACCACCAGTTCGCGTGAACGCGCCAGCAATCTTGGGCCACCGCTTGATACCAGCGAGTTGATGTTTTCGAGCGGCGGTTGCCAACCGCGCAGCCTCCGACGCGCCATCGCCCCTTCGAGTCGCGCACGCACGCCTTTTGCCCCGCCAGAGCGGGGTCGAAACACATCGAAGAACCCCATGGACTAGAGGCCCTTGCCCGTGGTCACGCGCAGATGCCGGATCACCCGGCGACCTTCCGCAGCGGCGATCTCGTGGTCGAGCGCTTCGATGGCCCGGTCGATCTCGGCGACACTGCGATAGTCCACGGTCTTGCCGTCATAACTCACACGGGCCACGCCCGAGGACCGGGCAGCCGTCAGAGCCTCCCGGCGGGATTGCAGTTCTGAAAGCGTTGCCATGTCTCATCCCATGTAGTTCGAGCGCACCGAGCGCCGGCGCGATATTTGACGCGCGGACCGCTGCGGTGCTGTGCCGGGCCTGTCTTCGCGATCCGGCGCGGCCACCTGTCGCTCCAGTTCCGCCCACTGGGCTTCGGACCAGCGATCGGCACCGGCGATCCAGGCCGCCGCTCTGGCATAGACCCGGCAGTCCAGCGCCTCGTTGCGTTCCCTGAGCTTCTGCCATTCCAGCCGGGCAAAGCCACGCTTGTTGCGGATCGTGACCAGCTGTTCAGCCACGAGCTGTTTCAGCCATTCGCTGTCGACCCAGCCTGGCAGGTGGATCGTGCCCGGCGGAAAGAACGCTCCAGCCTCGATTTCTTCCCCGGTCGGCTTGTCTTGCCGCAGGAAACGATAGGTCTCGGCCTTGAAGGTCGACACCGCCACGGTCCAGAGCCGCGCGCCGCGGCGCAGACGCTTGCCGGCAACGGTTGCGTCGACATAGGTCGGTCCCGAGACCGGACTTGCACGGTTGAAGCCCTCGACGCCCTTGATTGGCCCCACCTGTGCAAATCCGACCTGCCTGGCCCAGGCGTAGACGGCGCTGGTTTCGTAGCCGGTGTCGATGGCCAGTCGCGCGATGGATATTGGAACGCCGTTCGCGTGGGTCCACGACCGCCCGAGCAGATCGCTCAGCCCTTGCCAGCAGGCCTCGGCCCCGGGGCCGCCCTCGAGCACCACGTGATCGACGAGCCAGCTCTCAAACCCTCGGCCCCAGGCTCAGATATCGACCTCGATCCTGTCTTTCTGTACGTCCGCACCCGCGGTCAGGAACAGGCCCCTTTCGGGCACCGTCCCCGCCGGCCAATCCTCCTTCTGCCCCTGCAGGCGCTGCCAGTCTGGCGCTTCGCCGGTCTCGACCCAGGTCTCGCCGAGGATCGTGTTGCGAAACGCCTTGATCGCCTCGTCCGATCCTTGCGCGGCGTCCCAGGCCCGCACAATCCGCTCCCAACTGAGCCAGCCGATAGGCGAATAGAGCGCCGAGAGGTGGTACCCGACGGTATTGGGATCCGCCGCCGTGGCGGTCGCGCGCCATTCCCCGGCCTCGAGCATGGCCGTTTTGTAGTGCTCCGCGATAGGCGTCTCGCAGCCCTCGCAATGATATTCCGCCGTTTCCGGCCGGCCCTTTTCCCAGCGTAGCCTTTCGAATTTTAGCCACTGCATCGCGCCGCAATGCGGACAGGGCACGAAGAACCGGCGTTGGTCACTGGCCTCATAGTCCCGTTCGATCCGGCTCATCCCCCGAATGGTCGGTGTCGAGACCAGGAACACCTTGCGCCGATGGGCAAAGGTCAGCGACCGCGCCTCGGCCAGCGTTACCGGATCGCCTTCCTCGTCGGCCGAGGCTGGATAGGCATCGACCTCATCCAGAAAGATGTAGCGCGCGGGCGTCGAGCGCAGCCCCACCGCCGAGTTGGCCCCCGTCATGATCAAAATGCCACCCGCGAATTCCTTGGACAGCATGGTGTTGCCCGCGTCCCGCGAGCGCGCCGGTTTGACCCGCTCCCGCAGCTCCGGGCTTTCGTCGATCAGCGGATCGATCCGCTGTCGCGAGTTCCGTTTCGCCAGCTCCACCGTCGGCTGGACCGCGAGCATCGGGCCCGGCGCCTGATGGATTGCAAAGCCGATCCAGTTGTTGCCCGCCTCCGTGGCGCCAACCTGCGCGGCCTTCATGAACACGATCCGCTGTATCGGATCGCCGGGCGACAGCCGGTCCATGATCTCGCCCATATAGGGCGTGCGGGCAGTGCGATACCGCCCCGGCTCGGCCGAAGCGCGGCCGGACAGCATCCGGTGCCGGTCCGCCCATTGCGAGACCGTTAGGTCCGGGTCCGGCGTGAGGCCTTCGCCCCAGGCGCGCAGGATTTCGGCCGCGCCCTCGAAGTCTTGTATTTGTTCGCCTACCGCTTCGCTACTTGAGGCGTGCTCATCACCGGAGATCGGGTTTGACCTCGGCAAGGTCGTCGAGCTGGGCACGGACATGTTTCTCCAGAACCTTCTGCATAACCGCGGTCTCGACACCCAGATCAGCCGCCATCAAAGCCGCCGCACGCGCGGGCCAATTAACCCAGACATCCCGTTCCTGCCGCGCCAGCCGGAAAACCAGCGACAGCGCGCGGGCGCGGTCGATCAATTCGCCTTTCAGCTTTTGCAGCCGCAGGCGGCGCTCTTGCGCCTTCAGCACTTCATTGGCCGTCTTGGCCTGCAGAAAGGTGGCGCCACTGCCGACCGGTGGCGCGGATATCCCCTGTTCGCGCAGCGTTTCGCCCACGGCCGAGACCGCGGCCTCGGGGACGGGCTTGAGCTTCGGCGTCGGTGCCTTGCGAGTCTTCGACGGATCGGTCGCCTGCGCGCGCAGCGCATCGCTCGCCTCCGCGTCGATGCTGCCGTCGGTGTACAGAACCACGCGTCCCGTGGCCTTGGCCTTCTGGATTGCTCCGCGTGAAAGGCCGACGCGGGCGGCATACTGGCGCTCGCTCAGACCCTCCATTCTCTGCCCCTTAGATCGGGTAGCGGAACCAGGCTGTGACTGTCCCACCATTCGTATCAACGCCGCCGGTCACTGTCCGGAACCCGACGACATCTCCTGTCGCGAAGGCCACTGGCGATTGGGCAAAGTCGGTGAACGCCCGGTCCCCCGACGCGATCACCACGCTGCGGCCGGCGCTCGCGCCGTTCTGGCGAACCTCAACCTCCGCCGGGCCTGTTCCTTCGATGACCAAACCGACCGCGAAAAGCTCGCAATCGAAAGGCACGAAGACGCCGACGCCCGAAGGCGACTCGTTGCCATTTCCGAACGACCATTCGAAAACGCCGCTGCTGAGATCGGCACCTTCCTCGGCCCAGATGCAGAATACACCGTAGCGCGACGCCGAGGCGGCCGGGATATGATGCCCCGTCACAGCAGGTCCCCGGTGGCGATCAGCTTGGCGATCTGATGCTGGGCGGCACGGGCGTAGCAGAAGGCGCTCCCCTCATAGGTGATGCAGGTCCCACGATTGACCTGATGGGCCGGTGCGTCAGGCGTATTCGGGATCGTCTCCGAGAAATGCACGAGCACCGCTTGATTGGTTTCGGCCTCGACCATCAGAGGGCCCTGACCGATTTCCTGCCAGTCGGATGTCAGCTGGTACCGGCGTGTCGGCATGATCAAGAACCCTCATATAAAGCACTGATATTGCTTCGATTATACTGGATAAGCACCCGCCACAGAGCGAAGCTGCTTACAACGAAACGACGCACCTTTAGGAGCAAACACGATGACCCGCCTTCTGTATTGGGGCCTCCCATGTCAAGCGAGTATTCCGCATTGATTTTCAGCGCGACCGAGTTGCTCGTTCGCGGGACAGGAGGCTTTGGCGCTGTGGAAATCCCCACGAATTGGAAC